AGAACACATGAAGCAAATAATCCCGCCAAAGAACTGTCCATCTTGTATGACAGAACTCGAGTGGGTAAAAGACCAGCTATATTGTAATAACTCTACTTGCCCAGGCAAGACGAGTAAAAAGATTGAGCATTTTGCTTCTACTCTTAAGATTAAAGGTCTCGGACCTCGCACAGTACAAAAACTACAAATCTCTGATTTGCATGACTTGTACGAGCTTCCACTAGAAATAATGATTGAAGCTTTGCAATCCGAAAAACTAGCAGTTAAACTGAATAGAGAGATTGAGAATAGTAAGTCAGTCGAGTTAGTCGACTTACTACCTGCTTTCTCTATAAAGTTAATTGGTCGTACAGCATCAGCCAAGATTTGTTCAAAGATAAAGAATATACTCGACATCAATGAAGAAACTTGCGCTGAGGCAGGACTCGGACCGACTGCTACCAATAATTTACTAGATTGGTTAATAGAAGAATTTACTGACGGATATGACCGACTACCCTTTAGATGGCAACAACTTACAAAACTTAAAGAGAAGAGTGCTGACAACGGAGTCGTTTGTATCACTGGTAAACTAAAGAGCTTCAAAACAAAAGCAGCCGCTACACAATACTTAGAAACAAAGGGCTATCTTGTAAAAAGCAGTTTAACAAAAGATGTAACTATCTTAGTAAACGAGAGTGGTATTGAATCCGCTAAAACACAGGCAGCCCGAGATAAGGGCGTATTAATAATAACAAACTTAAAAGAAATATAGGAAACCAAAATGGCATTACCAAAATGGACAGACGAAAGAACTACACAACTAGTTGATTTCGTTGGAAGTGAGACACCTATCTCACAAGCTATGGTTGCATCAGCAGCCGCAGAATTAGAAACTTCTACAAGAAGTGTCTCTTCTAAGCTAAGAAAAATGGGTCACGATGTAGAACTAGCATCATCTGTTTCAAACAGAACTTTCTCAGAAGAGCAAGAAGCTACTCTATCAAACTTTGTATCTGATAACTCAGGTTCATACACATACGCAGATATCGCATCTTCATTTGAAGGTGGAGCATTCTCTGCTAAATCAATACAGGGCAAAATTCTATCAATGGAATTAACTGGCCATGTAAAACCAGCTGAGAAGCCAGAATCTGTTAGAACTTACTCTCCCGAAGAGGAAGCTACCTTTACTACTATGGTAAATGGCGGGTCTTTTGTTGAAGAAATCGCAGAAGCCCTAGGCAAATCTGTTAACTCTATCAGAGGAAAAGCACTTAGCTTGCTAAGAAGTGGCGATATTAACGCTATTCCTAAGCAAAAAGAAACTAAAGGAAGCTCAAAAGCTGACCCTTTAGCAGAAGTTAATGATATCGACAACATGACTGTTGAAGCTATCGCTGACGAAATTGGCAAAACAGTAAGAGGCGTTAAAACAATGTTGACTCGTAGGGGTCTAACTTGTTCCGATTACGACGGAGCCGCTAGAAAAGAAAAAGCATCTAGCTAATATTTTCTAACTCTAGGGCAGGGATTCTCTCTGCCCTATTTTTTATTATCTGGGAGGGTAGCATTGAACTTAACTTCAGCTCTGTTGAAGCAAATAATAACGCAAGAAGATTTTGAGTCTTGGGGCAACCTTAGAGTCAATTATCTTAGCGCGGAGTATCAGTCCTTACACAAGGTCATGGATACTCATATTAAAAATTTCAATAGTCTCCCCTCTTTTGATGACCTTAAACTATCCATTCGTGATAGAAAGCTACAAGAAAAAGTATTTGCAATAGAAGCCGTCGAGGTAGATATCGACGCTTGGGTTCTTCTCGAGTACCTAAAAAACGAGTACACACAAGTAGAAATACTAGATGAACTTGATAAGTTCATAGACAAGACTGTAGCAATATCTTCGGCAGAAGAAAATGTAGAAGCAATCCAACAGATTGTTCTAGATGTTGGCGAACGCGTTGACTTAAAAGCTCCCGAAGAAAACATGCAAACAATTCCTTTGTTTGATTCCGAAAAAGACCTCAAGAAGTTCTTACCTCTTGGCCTCAATGATGATTATGACCAGTTCATGAAGTTTTCTCCCAGAGACCTCATACTAGTCGGTGGTCGTAGGGGTGCTGGTAAGTCTATTGCCTGTTGTAATATTGCACATAATGTGTATGAGCAAGGCAAGAGTTCTCTTTACTTCACTATAGAAATGGACGCTCGTTCAATTCTACAAAGAATGTGTGCTTTAGGTGCGCGTATTCCTATCTCACGATTAGCTACACGAAACTTGACAACTGTTGAGTGGGATAGAGTAGCAGACTGGTGGGCAGGAAGATTCCAAGATGGAGTTGAATTACTACCCGAGTTCAAGAACACAAGGGACTTTGATGCATTCCATACAAAACTTCAGACTAGACCACTAAATGCTGGTCAGATGGATGTTGTGTATGACCCGACACTAACTCTCTCTAGGATTCGACAAGAACTAGAAAGCAAGGTGTCCCAAACAGACTATGGAGTTATTGTAGTTGATTACTTAAACCAAGTAAAACGCTCCAATGCTCCTAGTCGCTCAGGACAATATGACTGGACGGAGCAGATAGAAGTCAGTAAGACTCTGAAAAGTATTGCACAGGAGTATGAAATTCCTGTGTTTGCCCCTTACCAAACCGATAGCACAGGTGAGGCAAGATTCGCAAAAGGTATTCTCGATGCAGCAGATGCAGCCTTTACATTAGAAACATGGTCTCCCGAAGATGAA